AAGACTTAGTTTTATCTCGTACCCCAAACCCAGTCGGTGAGTGCTTAGTATCTGTAAAGATGCGACCATCTATCGATATGGAAGCACGCGGTCAGTTCGATGACATTTTGGCAGTACAGCTTGCTAAGGCACGCTTTGCTGTTCTACAGATTCAGGCAGCCGAGAAGTCCATCCAGGCTCCTATTGCCATTCCACAAGACGTACAAGAGTTGGCACTTGGCCCTGATTCAATTATGCGTTCTGCAAACCCACAAGCAATTCGTCGTGTTCCACTAGAATTACCTGCTGGTGTATTTACAGAATCAGGTGTATTAGATAGAGAACTTCGCGTTGGCGCTCGTTACCCAGAAGTTCGCGGTGGTCAAATTGACGCATCTATCGTTACAGGTCGTGGCGTTCAAGCGCTACAAGCTGGTTTTGATACACAGATCAAAGCAGCACAAGCGCAGTTTGCTTTATTCTTTACCGAACTTATTTCACTTTGCTTTAAAGTAGATGAAAAGTTATTTGGATCAAGACTAAAAGAAATTCGTGGCAACGATGATGGTATGCCATACACAATGAAATATATTCCGTCAAAGGATATTGCTGGCGATTACTCAGTAGATGTTCGCTACGGCATTATGTCTGGTATGAATCCAAACAATGCAATCGTAGCTTTGCTACAAATGCGTTCAGATAAACTTGTATCACGCGATTACGTACGCCGCGAATTGCCGGTTGATATTAATATTAGCCAAGAAGAACAAAAGGTTGATATTGAAGAAATGCGCGATGCGCTACGAGTAGCAGTTGCTCAATATGCACAGGCTATTCCAACTCTTGCAGCGCAAGGTCAAGATGTCGAGCCAATCATTACACGATTAGCTGACGTAATTAAAGGCCGTCAAAAAGGTCAACTACTTGAAGATATTGTTGAGAAGGCCTTTGCGCCAGCTCCACAACCAGAGGCTATGATGCCTCAAGCATTAGGTGCAGGTGCGGCCCCCGTCTCTGCCTCGCAGCCAACTCCAGTCCAACCTGGCGGTGCGGCCCCTGCGCCTGGTGCGCCACAAGGACGACCAGATATTGCATCATTGCTCGCCTCAATCGGCGGCGCGGCATAAAGAGAAGGAGGTGCAAATATGAAAAAAGGAACACAGGCTCCAGCTCCAATGTCTAAGCCAGTTGAAGGCAAGAAGAGCGGCGACAAAGTTCAAGGCGGCAAGGTAATGGCTCCATTTGCTGGAGCAGCTAAGCCAGGCAAGAAAGTCAAGAAGGGCTAATAAATTTAGGTGTAAGGAGTACCGGATGGATCAAGACAAAGTTCGCCGTCCGGTGCGCCTTGCCGATTTCATAGTTATTGGAACAGAACTAGTAAGAAATATTGCTGAGTCTTTTGCAGTGGCAACAGACGAGATTATGCAATTAGCAATTTACAACGCAAACAGAGAAACCGAATTAAATAATGTTTGGGAAAAGTTTGCATCAGATTTAGAAACAATTACGGAGGATTCAGATGGCGCTTGAGGATTCAACCAATCCTATGCAGGGCGTTTCCGGTCCTGGTAAATTTGCAAAGCGTACAGATTTACAATATGAATCACAGGCTTATGGCGATGGCGTAGCGTATGACGCAGCCAAAGCAGGCGCTCCACTGGCTACAACTCCAGATGTTCGAGGCGCTACTAGAACAGAAATTAATCAAGCTATTGGTGCTGGTGTCACACCACAAGATGCGTTAACACCACTTTTTGCACCAACTACTCGTCCAAACGAACCTATTACTACAGGTATCGATATGGGTCCAGGAGCAGGATCAGCAGCTCTTTCAATGGGTAAAGCAACAGAAAAACTTTCAGACATCTTAGTAAAAATGCTGCCATACGATACTGATGGAAGTATTGCAGTGATGTATCAGAACGCACTAGCGCGAGGAAACTAATGGCCGATAATCTAAAAGCAGCAGGATTCGCTGCAGGTTTATCGCCAGAGCAACAGAAAAGATTAGAAGAATATTCAAAGTCTTTATCTGTCCATAACACTTTGTCAAAGATGCCTTCAGATGCAGCTAATGCAAAGTTTAAAACTTTAACTCCTGCACAGCAAGCAGATCTAGTCAAGAACTTTGGTAATGAAAACCCAGTAGTTCAACCAGTACAACGCAACGCACTTGGCACTGCTTGGCATTACACAGGTGGCGCAGTAGGCAGCGCACTAGGCGCAGTAGGTAGAGCGCTTGGTTATACCGGTAGCCACATCCTTGCAGGTCTTCAAAACGTATCTGATTTTATGACTCGCGGTTATCGTACTGCGGCTATTGCAGCAGATCAGAATGTTGATCTTGGTACTGCTTGGACTTTGGCTAATGACAAAGGCGATAAGGTATTTAGTCCTAATCGTATTACTGACGCTAAAGTTAAATTTGGCAATGATGCAGTAGATGTAGCTATGCGTATTGCTGCAGGTGAAAAGCCTGGCGTAATTATGAAAACTGCTTCTCCTGAACAAGCCAAGTATTTAATGCTTGCTGATCCTACTAACAAAACAATTCCTGGAATTGCAGATGATAAGATTGATGCAGCTCGTGCAAACTTCCAAGATACTCTTGATGCTGTTAATGCTGCTAAGTATTCTCCAGGTCGTCAATTTGCTAACCTTGTAACTCCTCAACAATTAGAAGGATCAGGTCTTTACTATAAGGCTGTATCCGGTGCTGTTGATGCTGCATATCGTATATTTGCAGATCCATTAATTATTGGTGGCAAGATAAAGCGTTTATATGACGTTACCAAATATGCAGTAGATGTTGTTGTAGGTGGCGAAAAAGCAGCAGAAGTATTTTCAAAGCCATCAGTAATTAATTTCTGGAACCAATATGGTGAGGGTCTTACAAACCTTACCAAAGCACAGGCAGCAGGAGCTCCTGAAGAAATTGCAATTGCAAAACAGCGTCTAGCAACGCTTGCACCAGAGTTTGGTCCGGAAGTAATTAAGACTTTCCAAAAAGCTGAAATTGATGGATCTCAGACTGCTAAGGCTTTCTTTGAGAACTCTCAGCAAACTATGGAAATGTTAAAGGGTTCTATTGGCCGTCAGCGAGTGATTATTCCTCGTATGGATCCATTACGAAAACTTCGTATTGCTTCAGTTACTACAGGTCGCAAGGTATTAAGTATTGATGCCGTTGGCCCTAAATTGGTTGATGATTATTTCTTTGGTGGTGCTACTACAACTGATGGCATTGCAGAAAAAGTAATTAATGGTCAAAAAGAAATCATTGATCAGGTAACTGCAAAAACAAATTTTAAAGGCATCAAACGCTTTTCAACCGAATACATCCAGCACAAGATTGATCGCATTAAGGCAGCCGGAACACAGGCTCCTATGTTTGATAAAGAAACTTGGGATGTTATGTCTCCTGATGCAGCTCAAAAGATTTATCAGTTAGCACGACTTGTTTTGCCTAAGCGTGAATCAAGACTTCTATCCGAAGCTTTTGAAAATATGGATGAAGTCGGTAAGCGTAAAGATGTTTATTATGGCTTATGGGGAACCATTTCAGAACTACGCGGTTTAAATACAACTGCACCAGGTCAGCAAATTGTTCGTTACCTAATTGGTAAAAACAAGGCTGTATATGGTCTAGCAAAAGATCCATACTCTGAAAAAGGCTCTATGCCTTCCGACTTTAACAATATGGTTGCAGCTCCAGGTATGAAAGACCTAGATCGAGCAGCAGCTCGTAATACTCTTTTCCAGAAGATGATTGGTTTAGCCAATTCAGATCTAGCTAATAAGATGATCAGTGGCTGGTCATTCTTAACTTTGGCTGGTCCTCGTTATGCTCTTCGTAACGCTGGTGAAGACTTAATGGTGAACCTTGCTATTGGTCGCTCACCTTGGGGTCTTGCAAAAGAATACCAGTTAAACACCCGTATCAATACTTATCTTCAGGCCGCTAAAGAATTAGATGGAAGCCACGATTGGGCTAATAACCCACTTGGAAATATTTTACGCTTTGCTAATCGTAGAGAAGTAAATCAGGTTAAGGCTGAACTTTCTGCTATTAAGTTTAAGTTTGATAACAGCAAAACAAGAATTCAAACTTTAAAAGAAGAATTGTCTGCACTTCCAAAGGGAAGCCCAGATATTCCATTAAAGCGTGCAGAACTAGAAGATACCATTAAGGGTCTTGAAGGTGGTTTTGAAAAGCAGGTTCAGGAAGTATTTGCCAATACACTTACTGCTGGTCGCTTAAATCGTTGGCGTTCTCAACTTGGCTTAAAGCCAATGAACGAAAAAGAAGCGGAAATTCTTAAAGAGCATATTCGCTACGGAAACCTACAGAAGAGATCTGAAGACGTATCTGAAGGTGGAATGAATATGTTCACCGGTAATGACTTTATTTCTCGTGCTGAGAATATAGTTAATGAAACCGGTGTTTCAACACACGCTTTAACTATTACTCCACCAGCAGAAAAGCTGGTTCGTAAGCCTGGCACTCGTGGTTATGCTCGTTTAGGTTTATCTGTTCAAGATGAACCTTCTCTATATTCTTGGATGTTTAGCATTAGCCGCTATGCAAATGATGAACTTGGCGGCATTGCAGTAGCAAACTTAGATAACAAGAAACTTGCTGTAGAAAAAATGACTGCGTGGATGAACGGTACACCACAAGGTCAAAAGTTCTTAGATGATGCTCGTTTATCTAATAATATGAGCGCAGAGGAAATTGCTAGCCTTAACTTTGAACGCGCTAGAGATCTATTCTTAAAGTCAGATGAAACGCTTAATTTAGATCTTTTAAACAAAGTTCGTATTAAAAATGCGGATGGCGAATGGGAAGTTTCTGGAAATCTTGGTATCGAAGACTTATCAAGTTTGCCAGAACGCGACCTGCCTAATGCGATTGTTGGACCAACTCTAGTTCCGGCAGTTGAATTGGAAACCATAACTTCAAATATTATTCAAAACGGATGGACATTCTTAGGTTTATCTAACGCTCGTATGTCCCGTCAGCCTATCGTGCTTGACGAGATTGTAAATATCCGTAAGCAATTTAAGAATAGTAAGTTTGAAGATAAGTGGATTGAGCATTATCAGCGTGGTATTGATCCAGCAGACACAGCAAAGATGGCAGCTGCTAAAGAAAATGCTTTAAAGGATCTAACTAAGGTAGTAGAAGAACGTGCAGTTGCACAAACTATTGCATATGTTGATAATCCACTAGTTCGTTCGCAGCTTGCTTGGAATATCAAGAACTTTGCACGTTTCTATCGTGCTACCGAAGACTTCTATCGCCGTATGTTCCGCGTTGTTAAGTACAATCCGGAAGCAATCGTCAAAGCAGCCCTTACTTATGAAGGAATTACCCACTCAGGTTGGGTTCAAGAAGACGATCAAGGTAACGCATACTTTGTTTATCCAGGTATTGCTCCTACATATGGTGCAGTCCGGAAGCTATTTGATAGCTTAGGTATTGGAGCAGAGTTTAAAGTCCCACTACCTGTAAATTTTGGCGCAAATATAAAGATGATTACTCCATCTTTAAACCCAGATTCGCTAATGCCTACCTTTTCAGGTCCAATTTCTGGTATTGCCTTTACCACATTGACCGAATTGGTCAATATCTGGAGTCCAGGTGCAGCAGATACCATCAAGGGTTACGCTCTTGGTAAGTATTCTGTTGATCAACCTATTGTTTCAGCGTTCTTGCCAGCACATATCAATCGTTTGTACTCAGCAATGAACCAAAATGACCGCAACTCACAATATGCTTCAGCATATCGTAAGGCAGTTACCTACCTTGAAGCTTCAGGTCACGGACTTGAAAAGAAGTATGATGAAAATGGAAACCTAATTCCACCTACTTCTGCTGAATTAGAGGCATATCGTTTAGCTGTAAAGAATACAACTATCGCTATTCTTGGTATGCGCTTCGTATTTGGTTTCTTTGCACCGGCATCACCGCAGGTCACACTGAAGTCAGATATGGCTCAATGGGTAAGCGATAATGGTCGCGCTAACTTTAAGCAAGCCTGGAATGATTTGCTTGCTCAGTATCCTGGCGATTATGACGCAGCTATGGCTAAATGGGTTGAGTTATATCCTAACCAAATTCCATTTACTGTAACTGAATCAGAGCGTAATACAATTGCTCCGTTCCGTTATGCTAAGGAATCAGGCGAGTTCGTAGATGCTAACAAAACGCTATTTACAAACTATCCAAAGGCTGCAGCTTATCTAATTCCACATAAGTCTGGCTTCTCATTTGATGCTTACAAGACTATGAAGGATATGGGTCTTATCACCAACAAGCGTGTTGAAGACTACCTACAAGAAGTTCAAACCGCAGCAGATATGCAATCATACTTTGCTAAGAAAGATGAGTTTGACGCTGCTATGTCTAACGCATTTGCAGACTACGAGCGCACAGATCTTCGTGCAAGCTTTGATGCTTGGAAGAAAATTTTCTTTGCAGGTCACCCATTAGTAGCAGATGAGCTATCTAAGGGTAGCCAAAAGGCTATTGATCGTTTGAAGACTTTGGATGAACTAACTCAGATGTTAAATTCAAAGCCTGGGGTTATGCCAAAGACTGAGAAAGTTTTATCTCAAATGGTTGCTCTATACCAAAACTATAAGAACAATCGAGCAGAATATGATCAATTTGGTGGCAGTGAATTCTTAATTAAAGAATTAAAAGCAGACACATTATTAAAGATGCAAGAATTTGCAAAATTTAATGAAAACACCAAAGCAGCATATGACACTATTTTCGGAACACTACTGGGAGACTAACAGATGGCTAAAACGGTAGCACAGCTACAAGCTGAATATGCCAAGATTACGGAAGAAAACCGTAAGGCATATGATGAGCTCACAGGTTATGGTAAAAGTATTTATTCTTGGCAGAAGCAATACGATAAATTAACTTCTAAAAAGAATTTAAGTGATTCTGAAAAAGCAAAACTTGAAGAATATAGACCTAAATTTGAAGCAGCCAACGCTCAATATAAGAAAACTCAGGAAGCTAAAAACGCTTTAAAGAAAGAACTTGAAGCTGCAAAAAAGGCTGAACAAGATAAGAAAGAAGCGGAAGCTAAACAAAAATCTGCTAAATCTGTCTATGATGAAGCTGTAAGAGAGTACAATAAAGCAGAAGCAGCCATTGGTGGATACAAAGGCGAAGAAGGATATACTGCTGCCTACAATAAATTAAAAGCAGCAGCAGACGCTTTAACTGCTGCAGGTGGAAAGCCAAAAGCATTACCTACACCAAAGGTTGCCATTCCTGTAAAGGAAAGCGCTGAAGGAGCTACCGGCGAAACTGAAGGTCAAGTTCCTGGTATTACTACTACAAGCGAAGCTATTCGTTTTTTAACTGATCCTAACAACAAAGAAGCACTAATTGCAGCGCAGAAAGCGCTTGTTAGATTTGGTTACAAAGGTAATACTGCAGGTAATCCAGATGCTACATTTACTAAGTATCTTGTTCAAGCTGGCGAAGAATACAGAAGTTTACCTGAAGCGTGGCGACCTGGTTCATTATTAGACTATATCCAGAATCCACTTAGCGCAGCACAAGGTGCGCCTGGTGCTGGTGCTGGTGGACCACAAGTAACTGCATATCCTGATATAACTAATAAACAAGATGGTCGAATTACCATCAATAAATATTTTCAGGATAAGTTTGGCCGTGATGCTACAACTCAAGAATTTGAAGAAGCATACGCTAAAATTATTGGTGAACAAAAAGCCAAGCCAAGAAAACAGACTATTACAACCAACGCCAAAGGCGAGAAAGTTGTTTCGTCTGAAGGTGGCACAAACACCGAACAAATCTTAAATAACTTTGTTGGCTCAAAGCCAAAGTTAAAAGAAGAAGCTGCAACCTATGAAGCGTCAGATGCTAAAGTTTTACAGCGTCAAAAAGATAAGAAAGAATATGACAAGGCGTTGGCTCTTGCAGGTGATGACCCTGCAAAGATTGCAGCGTTAAATGCTTCTACCGCTTATGGTCGTAGCATCCAGTCAATACAGAACAAGATTGCTCGTCTATTTCTTGAAGCCGGTGGCACCAAATTAACTGATGCTGAATTAGCAAGTTTAGCCAAAGAAGCAATTGATACTGCTGTAGATACGGATGCAGAATCTTTGACTGCATTTATTAATAGCAAAATAAAGTTTGGCAAAAATGTGGAAGGCCGTTATACCGGTGTTGCTGGTCAAAATTTTGACACTTTAGCAAAGGTAGCAACCGCTAATGGGTTAGACCTTGAGAAAGCATTTGGTGCTCAATTACCTGATTGGCTTAACGCTATTAATAAAGGTGAATCTATTGACACCTATAAGAGAATTATCCGCGATGTAGCCAAGATTGGTATGCCTGAAAAGGTGGCTAAGTTAATTGACCAAGGCGTAGACCTATCAACTATCTATGCTCCATATAAGAATATTATGGCATCTACTTTGGAGATTAACCCACAAACTATTTCACTAGATGATCCAACGCTACGTAGTGCTATCACTGCAGATGCTGAAATTCCTATTTATGAGTTTGAACGTCAACTTCGTAACGATAATCGTTGGCAGTACACAAACCAAGCAAAAGAAGAAGTGTCTAACGCAACAATGAAAATCTTACAAGACTTCGGATTTATGGGGTAATGATGGCTAGAGCATACGAAACAGGTGGACCAACACCAGACCTTACTCCAGAAGAAATCAATGCATTAGTTCAAGCAGAATCATTACGTGCTGCACGTACAGGTTTAAACAATGCTTTAACAAATGCAGGTCTTGCTACAGATACATCAGGTGCTAAACCATTTACACAACCTATGACTATTGCAGGCGCAACACCTGCTCCAGCAGCACCAACTGCTGACCCATTAAAAAATAAGGCTGTTAAGCCTGACGCTCCTGATGGTTACCACTACACTTGGATTGGTGGAACTACTACAGGATCTTGGAAATTATATAAAAATGCACCAGGTGCACCAACTACAGGTGGTGGCGCGGGAGCAGGAACTGGTACTGGTGCTGGTACTGGTACTGGAACAGGAACTGCAACTACAGATTTAATTGCTAAACAAAATCAAGATGCTATTGATGCTGCTAACTTACAAGCACGTCAATCAGCCTATGATTTACTTTATGCACAGTTTAAACAATATGGCTTAGAGTCTTTGGTAGAAGGTATTAAGGACCTTATCAAGCAGAACGTATCTCCATCAGAATTTGCTATTCGTTTGCAAGATACAGAAGCCTATAAGAAGCGCTTTGCTGCTAACCAAGACCGTATTAAAGCAGGTCTAAAGGCGTTAACTCCAGCAGAGTATATCGGTCTTGAGGATCAGTACCAGAACATTATGCGTAACTATGGGCTACCTGCTTCATACTACACAAAAGATGCTATGGGTACTCAGGCTGGTTTCAATAAGTTTATTGCTAATGACGTATCAGCTGCAGAGTTAGAAGATCGTATTGCTACTGCACAAAAGCGTGTCATCAATGCAGACGTTAACGTAACTAATGCGTTGAAGCAGTTTTATCCAGATATTACTAATGCAGATATATTGGCATACACACTTGACCCAACAAACGCACTTGAGAATATCAAGCGTAAAGTTACTGCTGCAGAAATTGGTGGTGCTGCTCTTGGTCAAGGATTAGCAACTGGTGTATCTCGTGCAGAAGAACTTGCTAAGTATGGAATTACTAAAGCACAAGCACAACAAGGTTATGAAACCATTGGTGAGTTCCTACCTACTGCAGAGAAGTTAAGCGATATCTACGCTAACCAAGGACTTGGCGCTTATGATCAAGCAGTTGCAGAAGCAGAAGTGTTTGGAACTGCTGGTGCAGCAGAAGCTGCAAAGAAGCGTAAGAAATTATCAGCATTAGAACAAGCACAATTTGGTGGGCAAGCTGGAACCACACAAGGTGCACTAGATAGAGGCCGTCAAGGAGCCTTTTAATTAAAGCCTGCTAACGGAACTACCGGCCCGTTAGAGCGACATAAATTACCGGGAGTAGAAGCCATACTGCGTTCCCCAAACAGTATGCGGTCTGCGTCAAACATAGAATGGGAGATGGACTAATGTCCAATTACGACTACGAGGACGACGATGATGATTTTTCATCAGAGTCAAATAATGATCTCGTTAAACAACTGCGTAAGCAGCTAAAGCAAAGAGATAAAGAACTAAACGAGTTTAAGACTCAGTTTGATTCTCTTTCAAAAGCACAAAGAGAACGATCAATTAAGGATGTCCTCGAATCGCGTGGAGTAAATGGCAAAGTTGCCAAGTTTATTCCACAGGACTTAGACCCAACTGAGGAGTCTTTGTCTAAATGGCTTGAAGATAACGCTGACGTGTTCGGCTTTCAAGTCGAAGATAAACAACCAGTAGTTGATCCAGCTACTGCTAATGCCTATAAGAAGATGAATAGTGCTGTTGACCAAGGATTAACTCCTGATTCAACAGATGACATTATGCGTAAACTCTTATCGGCAAATAGCAAAGAAGAGCTGGACGAAGTAATTCGTAACTCTGGTCTCTAAACAACTCTAACCGAAAGGCACTAAAAGATGGCAGTTCCATCAGGTACGCTCACCGGTACCAGTGCGATCAGCAACCTCGTACAAACAGCTTATGATCAGTACGTCCGTATGGCGTTACGTTCTATTCCTGTTATGCGTGCTCTTGCTGACGTTAAGCCGGTGCAGCAAGCGATGCCAGGTTCATCAGTTGTATTCTCAATCTACTCAGATCTAGCTCAGGCTACATCTACATTGACAGAAACAACAGATGTATCTTCTATCGCTCTTGGTAACCCAAACCAGGTTACAGTAACACTTCAGGAATACGGCAACGCCGTAACCACAACCAAGAAGTTAAATCTAACTTCTTTCAACGACGTAGATGCAGCACTTGCTGATATCATCGCTTACAACGCTGCAGACTCTATCGACGCAGTTGTTGCAGGTGTATTGACATCAGGCACAAACATCATCTACGGCGGTACAGCAACAAACAACGCAGGTATCACAGCTGGTTCAACCATCTCTGTATCTGACATCCGTGCTGCTGTTACAAACCTACGCTCAAACAAGGCTCTGCCTCGTATTGGCGAACTATATGCTGCTTACCTACATCCAAAGCAGACTGCAGACCTACGTGCAGAAACAGGTACTGGTGGATTCCAGGATCTATCTAAGTACGTAGACCGCACACCATTCGTGGCTGGTGCAGTTGGTGTTCTTGAAGGTGCGTTCATTGTTGAAACACCTCGTGTTCCATTTACATCAAATGGTACAACCAACGTCTACTCTGCAATCATTGCAGGTCGTGAAGCACTTGCTGAAGCACAGGGCCAAGACATCTCAACCGTCATTGGACCACAAATCGATGCGCTTCGCCGCTTCCATACAATCGGTTGGTACTACTTCGGTGGATGGAACATCCTACGTACCGCTGCGTTGTACAACATTCAAACATCAACCGCTTACTAATAGTTAGTTGACTCTAACGTAGGGGGGAAACTCCCTACGTTTGGGTAAGTTCACTAGGAGAACTAATGGCATACGCAGCAACAACACCTTGGCAATACCAGACTTGGAACGCGGGTAAGGCTTGGCCTGATAAGTATTCACGTCTAGCTGGTCG